CAACGTAATCTTCTCCTAATTCTAAAGTATAAAAGTTTACTTTATATCCCATTTTAACCGCATGCGCAGCAATTGCAACCATAGTCCAAGATTTACCGCCGCCAGGAGAACCAAAAATAATTCCAAGATCACCGGGACCGAATCCGCCTTGTATACCATCGTTGAGAATAGGCCAAGGACTAGGAATAGTAGGACGGTAATCAACCCTATACCTAGTTTCAATATCTTTATTGTATTCATGTCCAATATTTTTATCCATTCCAGCTTTTATAGCTTTTTCTACTAAGTTCCTAATACCATCAAAGTCTCCCTCTTTAAGTAAATCTGCAGATTCTAATATAGCTCCTTTCATTTCTTGATTCTTACAGAATTTAGTAAACTCCTCTTGTACATATTGCAAGTCATCAGATGATGCTTGATAGGAATTCCTTAATTCCTCTTTTAAAGCTACCTGTAGTACTTCATTTTCTAACTTCTGAAGTTCTATCTTAAGAACATCCATAGTAACAGTAGTATGGTACTTATCATAATACTCACATATTTGATTTATTATCCACTTATGAGAATCAGCATCAAAATATGAATCTGATAGTACATCTCTTACGTTAAGTAAAAATGCTTTATCTGTAAGTAAAGAACCTAAAACTTTTAATTGGAAGCTTTTCCCAAATTGATGTAATCTTTTTAATGTCATTTATAACCTATTTTTTAAAAACCGTTAAACCCCTAAAATTCTCTAACCAACCTTCTGTATTTTTAGTTACTCCTTCTATTTTATCGTTATCTAATAAATGTAAAAAAGCACCTGCTTGAAGATCTGGTATATCTTCTTTTACTATATCCAATATAGTACTTTTTTCGTTATCATCCAACACACTTTCATGTAAATTCATTAACTTATAATTCGTTTCTACTTTATCCCATTCGTGTATAATTTTAGAAAATATTTTCTTACCTTCTAAATTATCTTCACATACTTGAAATACGTAATCAAGAGTCATATTCGATTCAGTAACGAGTTTTGGAAATTGAGATACTATAGTTTTTATTCCTAATCCTTTTACTCCTTTAAGTCCATCAGAATTATCACCAAGTAATGCTTTAACTATATTATAATTTTGTGGTATTACTTTTAATTCGTCTTGTATATTATCTGCTGTAAAAGTTTTCTTTTTTACTGGTGCATATACTTCTATATTCTCATTAACCATTTGTAAAAAGTCTTTATCTGAAGAAATGATGGTAATTTTTTTATTATTCTTATCTGCTTGTTGAGCTAGATAAGCTATTATATCATCTGCTTCTAACTTTTCCATCATTATCTGCTGCAATGGTAAACATTCTAAATAATCTTTAGTTCTAAATAACTGACCGATTAATGCTTCAGTTTCTTCAGCTTTAGTATCATATAAACCCCAATGAGTTATTCTGGAAGTAGCTCTATTAGCTTTATAGTTAGGATCAATATTTTTCCTATTAGCTGATCCTCCTTTTCCGTCCCATACTACTATTACTCTAGTAGGATCAAATATCCTAGTCACATACCCCAAAGATCGCAAAAAGCCAACAAGGCCTCCAATATGGTGACCTGTTGGACTCATTGCTTTGAGCAGTGAGAAACTACGAATTAACATATTCATAGCATCTATAACCAGTATATGGTCATTTAGCTCTGGGGGTGGGGTCTGCTTTAAGTTATTTAGTATTTTAGAGTAGCTCACTAGTCGAGTAGATTAGGTGAAATTGGAGTTTCTTCTAAATCACCTTCTTCTATAAGATCAAAGTCTACTGAACCGACTAATTTTAGCCAATGTTCTTTATGTGCATCTTTATACTTATCGATAGCTCTTTTATCGTCCGGGATAAAACCATGAGGTGTCATAACTACTCTACCTCTAGACTGTACTCCTCCGATATGATTTTTCTCTACTTGAACGTTAGTTCGTTTTGCAAATTCTACTTGCATACCACTCTTTATGGCTTTGATCTTAGAAGTACCTGGATTAGTAATGTTACCAAAAGTAACAACTAACGTAGCATCGTACCACATAGACATTCCACCTTTATTTTGCAGCTTAGGTTGACCCATCGGCGATTCAGGTTTCATAGTCCATACTTTGTTGATTGCAACTAAAGTGTTAGTATAAGGAGAATTTTCTTTTCTTGATAAAAGTATCTTTTGATTCAGATTATTACCAAATTGAGTAGACATTGCACCAGCATTCCATTCATTATTATTCTTATTAGAACGTACTGAAAGGTCACAAGGTACTGATCCTATACTATCCCAGAAGAAACATAAATCATAAGGTAGATTACCTTTTGCTTGTTCGTCCATAAGATCGGCTATATAAACAGCTACATCTTCGATAGTATTTAATAATCCTCTATCAGCATATAAGAAATGACCTTCGTAATCACTTACATTACCGTTAGCATCTTTTACTTCATCAAACTGTAATCCCATTTCTTTAGCATGTTCCCAAGACCATTTCATCTCAGTAACAATAAAGACTGGGAGAATGCCCAGTTTTTGAGCATTCACCGCAGCTTCTATCAGGGCAGTGGTTTTGCCCGTATCACTATGTCCTCTCAACAGAGTGATGTGTCCGGTGGGAATACCGGGGAGGGAAGTAATGTCCTGAAAAGCTTTAGATAAAGGTATCCATCCTTGTTCTTTAAACTTTACAGACGCATTAGAAAATCCTTTTTTACTTTTAAAATTACTTAAATTAAACGACTTACGAACATTCGCAGTCGCTCTTGCTTTTACTTCTTCTTTCTTTTTTGCCATTTTTACTCGTTGAATAGGTCATCAAATTTACTAACTGTGTCTTTGTTGCCAGCGGTAGCTGTTTCTAAAGTAAAGTTAGCCTTTTGAGGACTAGAGCTTTCTGGCTTTGCGGCTGCAGGAGTTTCTTCTGCTGAACCTGGGTTAAGGTGATTCTGTAACTGTTTTTTGATATAGTCATAATCGTATTGAGTATGTACATCAGTAGGGTCAGGTTGAGTCTTAATCCATGTATCAACTAAATCATTATCGTCTGATAAAGCAGTTTGTTTAGGTTTAATTCTAACCGTAGTTTCAGGATAAGGGTTACCTTGTTGTTGTTCTACAACTAAATCCCATCCGTTTATAACATCTGTAATATCTCCTATATCTTCGTCAGCAATTAGAGCTAACAAAGCTTTATAGATTGTTATTCCAAATCCCCATAATCTAACACCTTTATCTTCTTCTCCTCTTACCACTACTGGTGCAAAGATTCTAGTTTTAGGTGAGATTTTACCGGCTAAAGACCAATTATCTCTATCAGAAGTTTTTCTTAGTTCTTTTACGAACTCTTCAATAGGGTCTTGTTTACCGAAATTTGATAAAGCAACCATAGGGTATTTTCCAATACCGTAGTGAAACTTTAGTTCTTTGAAAGGCATAGTAGGGTCATAAGCAGAAGGTACTAACCTTACTGTTTGTTTTCCTAATTCTGGTTTCCAAAAAATTGTTGAATAGTCAGTCTTTTCTCTTTGCTGACCGGTGTTGTTCAAGGCATCTAGCTTAGCCTTAATAGCATTTAAATCCATATAACTAATTTTAATTAATAACTTTATATTAATATAAGAAGAATAAAATTAACGAGCAACTATAACTCGATTATTTTAAATAACTTAGTATTAATTCTTTTTAAATCAGGACCTTTAGTCAGTAGTACGCAGTTTCTGAAATCTGACCAATTGATTCTGTATGAAGTGTCGAGCACTCCTTCGTTTAGCTCTTTTATTAACGTATTAAGAGCGTTTATAGTATATAGAGTATTGGATTCTTTTTTTCTGTGAACTAAAATAGTGTTATCTATGAATGTCCCCACATTCCCAAAGTCTACATTATACGTACATATATACTCGTTTAAACTTTTAGAGTATAGCACGAATATTTTGTTGTAAATAATTTTGTACCGTTCTTGAATATTTTCTAAAACCGGTTCTAAAGTTTCTTCTGTAGCGAAAGTACAGAATAATTTATTACTCATATCTTCATTTATTGTTATAGGGTCGATATCGTAATCAAACCTATTGCCTGCAACCATTACCATTTGTTATAAATATTAAATTGTTTCACAAACATAAATCTTTAGAGTATTTAAATTTGACTGGGTATTTTTTCCCAGATTCTAGTATATTTTGTAATTCTGTTAACGTATCTTTTCCATCTTCTTTGCTAAAGTCAAATAATAGTGAGTCGTAGGTGTATAAAACTACTTTTGACTTTTTATTTTGTAGATATCTTAATACATCTTTTAAGATAAGTATATTTCTTGAGGTTTCCAACGATTGCATTAGATAATTCATTAATTTTTGAGGATTCATATCTTCAAGCTCTTCAGTAAAAGGTTTGTCTGAAACTGGGTTATTAACTTCTCCTAATGCTTGATACTTGATCCACAATGAGTTAATGAACTCTTGTATTTTTACAAATATATCAACATCTTTATATTCTTCCGGTATTCTACCGTATAGTGCATGGAAATTTATTTGTTTTGCTTTAGTATACTCTTCATCTCCTATGACAGACTTTTTAAAATACTTTTTAGCAAGTTGCATATGAGCAGATTCGTCTGTTAATTCGTATTTTAACTGTTCACATAGAAGCCTGACATGGTATCCGTCAAAATCAAACTCTACAAAAAAATCATTTTGAGGTTTGAAGCTAGAACGATGTTTATCAGTTTTAGGAATTGCAGCATAATTAACTGAATTAAAAGCATTAGTAGGTCTTGAAGTAATGTTATATAAATTATAGTAACTATAGGTAATATCTTCTACTATATTATAGTTAGAGTCTCTTGGAGTGAACATTTCTTCAA